TAACCAAATCCACTGTCCGTTACTTCCAATGATGTTACAATACCGTTTGCTGCTTGAGCAATGGCTGTAAGATTTGCGTTGTCACCAATTGGTTTTGAGTCATGGTCTTGCTCTACTGATGTAACAGTTCCTGTTGCTCCAGATAATGCACCGGTTACAATAGCATTGTTTGCTAAACCGACTGAGAATGATAATCGTTAGAATGTAACTGCAGCCTCGTGGTCTATTTTTACTTTTCCTTTTGACGTTGCTGATGCTGCTGAGCTTTGAAGTTTGCAATCTCGCCTTTAATAAAACCAACGTCCGTGTTTGGTAATGTTAACAATTGACCTAAATCAGAACCATCGACTCTGAATGGAATTGCGTTTACCTCAAAAGTACCGTCGTCTAATTTTATTCTTGAGTTCTTAACCGATATGTGTGTAGCGTTTGGCGTAGAATAGATATCACCAATTGCATTTGCGGTACTATTAATAACCTGTATAAGTGATCCACCAACTGCAAACGACTCAGTGTTGACTGAGAATGAGTCTCCGTTTGTATACTGTCCTACTAATGATGTCAGTCCTAAAGTCTGTCCAGCTTCTGATATTGTCTGGTTGAGAATTTCTCCTGGTATGAAAGTTCCACTTTTACCATTAACCTCTCCTGGAGGTATGAGATTTAGTTTAACATCTCTTCTATCAAATCCTGCAACGCCAGCTGTTCTTACTTTTACAAAAGGATCCAAGTTATAATTGTTACCTGGGTTAATTTCTGTTAGTGCTGTTATTGTACCAAGGTTACCTGAGAACTTTGTAAGTACTGTGTCTAGTACTCTCGTATAGTCTCCGTTTGTATCTTTGGGGAATCCGTAACCAAAATCAAAGTTAGCAGTAATGTCCAAACCGGAACCGGCGGGACTTAAATTATCTGTATTAGCAGGTGAGGAGGTATAGAATCCTCTGCCTAAAGTGTCCACTGTAATTGTCTGAACATTTCCTGACGCGTCTGTTAACAGGCTAGCAAAAGCATTAATGTTTGGTGCACCTCCGCCTGGCCCGCCTCTATCAAATTTTAATGACTGACCGTTTGTATAACCTGTTCCGCCATCGTTGACAGTAATGCTGTCTAGGAATCCAATACCACTATTACCGCCATCGATAATACAATCAAGGTATGAGATGTTGGCTGCATTGTTGCTACCAACTATGTCTGTGTAAATTGTTACTGCGTCTTCGTTCTCTAAACCACCAATCTTAAATGTAGCTCCAGTACCTGTACCAACCAACGCAATGTTTGCATAAGTGTTCGATACATCTCCTAATACAAATGCAGCTGAATTGGCTACAAAGTTAGCAGATGCTCCATTAGCATAAACTGTATTTCTTAAACCTACATTAGTGTCATTAGATCCAATAACTTGACCTGTAACTGATACGTTGGAATAAACATCAATAACCGCCTCGACGTTGCCTGATGTTATGTCATCGTAATCTGCTGCAACAAGTACTACATCAGATGCTCCAGTGTCTACAACTCCAGAAGTATCAATAGTAGCTATTGCATTAGTTCTTCTGCCTTTTACTTTTTTATTTTCGTTGAACTCACCAACTAAATCACTAACCACAATTCTAGTTGTGTTAGATGTTGCTATTACAGCATTGGCGCCAGCTGTGGTAATACTCACTCCAGTTACATTAGCTGTGTCCGAAGATCCATATTCAACGTCATCAATAGTATTGAAAGTACCAAATGCACCGTTGACAACAAACACTGTAGCGTTTGAACTTGCAACAATTCCGTTCGCACCCGAGTTTGCTTGAGTAATCACGGTTCCGTTTGTTATTGTTGCTGTGTTGGATATGTATGTAATAGCTATCGTGCTTTCTTCATCGATTGGCTCATTAGATCCGTTTGCCTCAAATCCATGGCCAACAACTAATGGTACGATAGAAAGTTTTCTAGCTGGACCAAATGTACCATAATATGGAGCAATAGTTAGAGTAGCATTTGAGGTTACTACGTCATCTATAGCTATAAGATAACCATTTGCTATTTCATTGTTAGCACTGTCCAATCCTTTTATAATAGGAGCTGTCGTTTTTTCAGTGTTGGCTATGTATGTTTGTATGTTAGATATGAGATCAGTACCTGCTAAGATGGTTACTGTTTCTAGATCTTGGGTTACTGTTTCAAACTCAAAGTATTTTGCATTGTCAATCATGGATGAATTGCTATATGACTGTGCAGCGTTTACTATGTTTTCTAATTGAATGTTTTGAGAGTTAATGTCTATAGTAGTAAATGAGGTGTTTAATGTAAAACCAAACCCACCATCATTTAAAGTAAAGCTAACTAGACCGGTAGCATCATCTATTGCTGTAACTCTTGCCTTTCCTTGCTTACCAGTAGCTGCAGTAATATTAAAAATGTCACCAATGTTATTATTACTACCACCCAATGTAACTTCGATGTCAGACAGCGATCCAGTGACCACTGGCATATCATCCTGTATACCATCTGATGATTTAGATATTACTTCACCTCTATTAAAGTCACCTCTTACGTTGGATAACCTTAATACGTTAGTTCGTATTCCATTAAGTAACTTTGTGGATATTGTTTCTACGAAAGCCTTCGCTTGTGTAGTAGCTCCAATAATCTCAATGCCCTCTAATGACTTTAGGTTATCGTAGCTAGGCGCATACACTTCAATGTACCTTGGAAGAATAAATTTGGCATCTGATGGCTTGATTACATCTTCTGATGGATAATGTACAGTCGCCGTATCGTTAAACAGAATTCTGAATAACAGTTGAATTGATCTCTGAGAACCTTTGGATTTGTAGAAATCCATAATGTTTTTAATTGTAAGACGGTCATCTGACTTAATAAGACCTGGTAGATCCGCAAGATATGTTCTTTTAAATTGATCTAGGAACTCGGCAGTAGTCTTATCGATGTCACGATACTCTAACTGGTTCCTTGCTACATCAAGTGTCTTGCCAGTAGTTTCCAGATACTCATAATAGGCACCTAAGAACTCCCTGAATATATTACCTTCTTCAGCATAGAATGCAGGGAATTGATCCTTAACGAATAACGAGATCTTGTCTTCGATCTCTCTCACTACGACCTCTCTTGTACGATCTGTATTGTTGGTAATGCGTTATACGTGAGGACAATGTTCTTAGTAGATACTACAGTCCTTGACGTTGGTGTTGCAAAAAGTCTAATTGCATTTCCAGTAAACAATGATGTTTTAAATGAGTTAATATTAACAAGTCCTAATGTGTAATCTACGGTACCAATACTTGGTTCTACTATTTCAACACCAGTAGTGGTGTCTTGAATGATTTGCAGAACGCCTGAACCATCGTCTCTAAATGAACACCCTGTTAAGTTATTAAACGTAAATGTAGAAGATGATATAGGAGCAGTTCCATCTACGAACACACCATTGATAGGTATCTCTCTATAGAATGCATTATCATACTGCAACAAGAATGTCTGTGACTTGTTCAGCTGAGGCACTATTCTTTTCTCTAGTGTTACGTTAGTATCGTTATTAAGTATTGAAGGATCTGACAAATCAATATCTGCAGATAGCTTAGACAATCTCAACTTAGTATCAAAGTCGTTAATGTTTGCATCTGCATGTACTTTGATTGCATTCATGACTACAGTCTGAAGTTCATTATCACTCTTAGTGGTAACATTAGGATTATAACGTACTGTAGATTTAATGTCAACGTACAAGAACTCTGGATCTACAACTACTGGTGTAATTGATAGCGGAGCTCTCAACTTAGCAAAAGCCTCAATGTCCCTCTTTCTTGATAGTGGAATCCCTTCTGCATTCTTCAAGTCGATTGATATAATTACTTTACCAAACTGCGGAGGTATGCTTTCCTCTCCACCATATACATTAATGGCTTGAACGTCGTTAAAGTTTTGTTTAATTAATGACTTGTAGTCATTTACAGTAACGGTTCTGTCTTGAATTGTAAGTGATCTCGATGCATTCTTTCTAATTGATTCATCAGATTCTGGTAAACTGCCGCCACGTGCTTTGGATAATGCTGTTATTAATACGTTTGAATATCCTTGAATATCGCCCACTAAAGTAAATACGTTAGCTGAATCTGGCGCTTCGCCTGATGATTTTCTATATGTTGCCTGGACAATGTTATTGTTGTCTAACTTCTTACCTAGAATTCCATCACCAAATTGAACCTCATACTTACCAGATTCTGCTGGTGCAATGAAAAATGTGTTTGAGTTCCCATCAATACCAATGGTGTTTAAGTTTCTAGTCCACTCTGCATTTGCTGTGTCTGTAGCTGATTGAATAACCTTTACTACTAAACTGTCTGTATCAATCTCTTTATTGTTTAGCACAAATCGCTGATTTGTATTTGAGCTGTTAACTGTAAACAACTCTGTGACTATTTCGCCCTCAAACAAACTTATATTGTTTGCTTCGTAGTTTCCTGCTGCATCAGCTGATATTGTAAGTCCTTCATTGGTGCTAAAGGTATATGACTTGCCGTCAATAGATGAAGTAAAGGAAGTGTACTTAGGAACCGTGATTGCTGCAGGTACGTCTTCTGGAGTGATCTTCAATTTAATCGTTGATGTAGAACTTGCTCTTGATTGAGGAAGATAGTTTAATGTCTTTGCATGTGATACAATACTGTCACGAAGAACTGCTGAGTTCAAAAATGACTCATTGGCTACCATATTAAGGTAGAAGTTCTGCATGTATGTGTTATATGATAGAACATCAAGCAACACGTTTATGTTAGATCCAGTAAAATCATAGTCCTTTAAGGAAGACTGGGTCTGCATATAGTTCTGCAAGTTGGTCTTGATGTCGTTAAAATTTAAGTTTGCTACTGAAAGCGCTGAGTTTGCCATTATCCTATTCTCTCTATTTGCAGATTAAGTGTCTGCGGCTCTTCTATATTTATGATTGCAAATTCAATACCTATTAGTAACGTGTTGTTGTCTGGGTCTGGACTTACATCTATGTTTAGTAATTCTGCTCTGGGTTCATAATTATCAAACGTCTCTTTGATGAATTGTTTTGCTAGTATTGCTACTTGAGGAGTAAAGTTTTCAAACAGTAGCGATCTAATTTTAGATCCAACACTAGGTTGCATTAGTCGTTCGCCTCGATCGGTTAAGATAAGGTTACGGATAGATTGCTTAACCGCATTTGCATCTGTCTTTACAGACAAATCTTTTTTAACTGGATGGTTAGCAAAGCTAGTATTAAAATCTGAAAATACACTCATGCCTTTATTTATCACCCCCCTACAACAACGAACTTGAGTGACTTAGTAAGATTGCCATAATCTGCATTGTTCTTATACTTCTCTTTAAACTCATCTGCTGATATAAAAGGTTCGTCCGGAGGATTTGGATTTGCGCCTGCAGTGTGCATTGCAAAGAAATACTCATATAAAATATCTTTCTTTAAAAATGATATGTGGTGCCTTAGAGCTCTAGCTCTTTCTGCCGCTACAGCGCTTCCACTAACTCTAACCGCCATCTCCATTGCTCTAACATCTATTTGTAATGGTTTTGCTTCTGCCGCCATTCTATCAGTACGCACTTTCATGATGACAGCTATCTCTTCGTCAGTCTCTCTAACTATGATGCTTTCGTGTTCTTTTAAAGCAACGTTTGTTTCTACTACCTTGACAACAGCAGGAGCTTCTACTTTACCTGCTGCCTCTTGCAACTTCTCTGCAACCTTGGTCGGCTGTAATGATTCTAGTCCTTCTTTAATAACATCACCTGCAGCATCTAATTTTAAGTTAGGAGCTTCAGCACATATTTTATCTTGAATAGCTCCAACGTCTAATGTAAACGGAGGTTCAAATCCTCCAACAAGATTTTTAATATCGTCAGTTGTTGGTAATCCTCCAGTGACAGAATTGATCTTATCTAGGACTCCTGCTGATGCCTTTTCTATTGCAGATGCATCAATACCAATGTCTGACAGAATCTTGTTTGTATCTATTCCTGGAAAGCCGTCTTGGATTCCTTTGAACTTCTCTAACATTTTGCCTGGATCGCCAGCCGATGCTACGAGCGCAGACATCTCAGCTTGCAATTCTAATTGAGGTAGTTCTGGAATTGCTGCAACTTCTTCTAGCTTTCCTAGAACAGCTTCTGATGCTCCATTTAGTGCATCCGCAAGTCCGCCTAGCGCATCTTCTTGTAATGCACCTAACTGTTCTTCTGCTGATGCAGCTAAGTCTTTTAGATCTTTAGCTGCTTGAGGTAATCCGCATCCTGCCATTATGGAGCTCCTTCATCTGCTACTGTAGTTTCTTTTGTTTTTGTAGGTCCGTCACCATCATCAGTTGTTCCACCTATTTGTCTATGTTTGTGTGTTGCTAATGTAGGAGCATTGCCTGCATCAGTTGATACATCACCTACTGAATGTGTTGTTCCAGTTATGGTTAAGTTATTGTTAAACGTTGAATGACCAGTTGCCGTAATGCTTTGTGTATTTGCTATATCCATTGTCTGAGTAGAACCAACATTAATCTGTTGTGCTGCTGACGTTTTAATTGTTTGGTTTCCTTGAGATGATACAACCTGCGTAGCATCTGCTTGTAGTAACATATCCGATCCCGTTAGGATTTGAGTGTTTGCCTCTACTAGCATTTTAAAGTTAGCTGGTGGTCCGCCAGCGCCTGTTACTGTTCTTGATGTATTAGCAAAGTTCTTTATCTCTTCCTTACCTTTAACACTTTCCGTATGAGTGTTTGCTAATGTTTCTGTAAACTGGCCTATCTTAATGTGCTCTGTTTCACCGTGAATAGTTTCAAATACATTTCTGTTGACTACTGTAGCTTTATCTGATATAATTTCTTTAGCTTCATTACCAGCAACCTTCTTAACATAATCACCACCAACGGATAAGAAGTAATCCTTTTCAACTTCCGTATACATATCGCCTTTAACATACAGACGTGCATCGCCTTCAACTCTTACGTTTACGTTGCCTTTAACTAGAACGTCCTTATCTTTTATAACTATTTCGTAATCGGTTCCATTTATTTTTGTAACTCTGTTACCGTCTGGCTGAACTTCTTGGAAGGTTCCTTTTGTATGGAACCAATGTATTCTTTCTGCACCAGGAGTGTCGTCTACTTCAAATAGATGTCCTGCTTCAGTAAACTGTACGTGGTTTAACGGATATACGGATTGCGGAACCCCTGATGGATACATTTTTCCCTGGCCACCGAATCTTGGATGAGGCTCATCCCACGATGGTCTTTCATAGTAGGAAGCTGCCTTGTCAGGCTGTACTTGAGATACTTTGGGTGCTTGTGCTTGCTGCACACCCGATATTTTCTTTTCTCTTTTTTCTAATAGGGTTGCATGTTCTTCTGCTGTTTCTGCTCTGGCATGTCTGTTAACAGAAGACTCTCCCAGCACAGATAAGTCCTCTTCATCGAGAGGATATATTTCATTTGGATCACTGAACCCTCTAGCTTTAGTTGCAGCTTCGGAAGGATTTCCTAACAACGTGCCCATTACTAATGGCATTTGGTATTCGTTCTCATCTAGGAATACGCCGAACACCCAAGTACCTTCTACCATTCCAGTTGGCGATGTACCTATGCCGCTCATACTTGCAGATGTTATAGGATTAAGAACCATTGCCCACGGCAAGTGTTCTCTCTTCACGTCTTCATTGTTATCACTATGTACGCTATAAATCCTAACCTTAACTCTACCAAGTTCTTGGGGATCATTTCTATTTTCAACTACACCAATAAAGTGTCTTAGTTGTGTAAAACTTTTTACTCCACTATCCATTATGCCACCACATTCTTTTCTGGGTTCTCAACATTAGCATGATAACTCTCTTTCATACATGATACTAAAGATGTATATTCTTTTCTATCAATGTAATGTAGAACTCTATTGATCAGATACTTGCCTGATATTTTTGGTTCCTGGTCCTTTGCTTTAGTTTTTGCTGATTGCTCCATCATATCTAAATTAATTACCTGCCCTACTCTGAGATCTGAATTACCGCAAACGGTCATTGTCATCTCTACTCCCTTCAAACTATCTGCATAGAATCTTCGGGCTGGGATTAAAGATTCAAAGTTAGTTGATAGTTGTGGATCCGCTCTTGTTTCGTGAATCCATTTTGTACTGTTAATTGTGCTTAAGTGTTTTTCAATCATTGCCTTGCTGTCAAAGGACATAGCATCATCATCTAAATGCTCAAAATCTCCAAAGTTTTCATTGACTAACATTATACCGCTTTGTATAGTTTGGTTTATTAGGTCTAATTTTTTACATTGATTGGCATATGAACCAGACTTAATCCTAAACATTACGTCTTTTGATGCGTTCATTTTAAGGTCTTCTATCATGAATTGCCTGTTTTTAGAATTAGCATCTAACGAAGAGGATGGACTGTATGCATATGTTGTAGCATCTTTCTTGTTTTTTGAGATCAGTTCTTCGACGTTGTGGAAGTTAAATCCATCTATACTCTCGTAAAATGTGAATAGGCTTGATGAAAATTTACTAGAATAAGCTCTACGTTGCAGCATGACCATTGCTTCATAAGGTGTCATTCCTGGTATAATGAACCTATCAACGCCTGAGGTGTCATGAATATCTATTGGTCTATCTGTACCTAACATATCGAAAACGTCCTGGACGGCGTTCTGAATCGGGTCTATGTACCCTTTATTGACGTCTATCGTAGACTGAGTAAAATGTTCTGGTGTAACCCCAAAGATTTCAATTACCTTTCCAAACCCAGAATTAGGATCTGGCGTTACTGCGGTTTTGTATACTTGTAGAGTTAAGTCTATCTCATCCTGGTCCGGACTAGCAAACTTTACATCAACAGTCTCTGTACCATCAAAGTCTACTTTATTAAATGAGTCAGATGCATCCATTACAATGAATTTGGCTTTTATCGAATCAGCAAATAAATCTTCTTCCAGTTGGAATGAATGAAACGCATCAGTTATGTTTAACTCGCCACCTGAATGAGTAAACAATATTTCATCAATAGTTCTACTTTTTGGTATGTATTTTGCCATTAGTCCTTCATCGCGTTCTTAAGAAGTTTTCCTGCTTTACTAGCCAATCTATAATCAACTAGCTTAATGGTACGTTTAGCAGTATTCAGTTCATCTTCATATTCATAATATGTAACTGGCTTATATGTGCCTGATGATATCTCATTAGTTATATCTCTAAGAGTCAACCCGCCAGTGTGCAATTCATATGTTTCTTTGCTTATGATTGTGTCTTTTGTTCTATGCTGATAATGTTGGATACCAGCCTTTGCTTGTTCTTGGGACCCATACTTGCTAGCTATCATCTCAATGAACTGGCTGTATGTAAGTGGCCATTGGTGATATGGATCAATAATATCATTAGCAAGAAATATTAGCCACATCATTTCTGGATCATTGTAATATCCATTTGCTACTTGATCCGGTCTATCATCACCCTCAATAACGTAATTATAAAATGATAATGGATTGTTAAGTAGTGACTCTTTTAACCTTGGTCTTGCTAGAATGTTTCTGCAGATCTTAGCATTGTATTCTATCCTAGGAAAGTTTCTAAAGTATTCGTTCATTATAGTAGACCCTCATAATCTTCTGAAGTCCATATCTCAACTTCCTGAATTGTCATTGATAGTTCAAAAAACGCTGGAGCTCCACCAGCATTAAATACGTTTCCACCTTCTGGCTGATAGTTGACTGTGAACCCTGTTACAGCAGCTCTCTTAAACGGATGTAGATAGTTGCCTGATCCAAGATAGTAGCAGTCTACTTGATTTGGATACTTGAGGAAGAAGTTTGTTCCTTCTCCGCTCTCTCCTTGGAAAGCTGGATGGATTGCTTTCTGCATATGAAGAATCATATCTCTTAGTGTATTCTGTTCACCTAAAGAAGCTGGCGCTAGTTTCCAGTTTAAGGTAAATGTCTTAAGTTTCATTGCATTGAACAATAATGCTACATGAGGGTTTAATGTGTTTCCAACTGCCTGATCTAGTCCGCCTTGTATTTCATTACTGATACCTGCTGTTGCTCTTATCACTGCAGCACCACCAGTTAGCACATCCTTAGCTATCT